TCTATTTCTTTTAGAATATCTTCTGGAGTTGGTTGTTTCTTTTTCATACTCGATACCCCGTTAGGACACATGACATCGCACCCTGATCATTACTTTCGATGGCTTGAATCTTAACCGTTGAATTTGGAGGGATCATGAATTCTAACATCTTGGGTTGAAATCCTCTATAGGATATAGTAACAACCAACTTTTCAGTATACAAGTTTTGACCATCAACATTTACTGTAAAACTTAACACTTCACCGTCAGCAATCCCACTCCAGTCAATACCGAGAGTGATTCTCGTCAGGTAAAAGAAGGGAGGATTGGTGTAATTGAGTAGAGTGACGCCTGCAGAAGTGAGGTTGTAGCTTCCACTCCATCCAAATATTTTCCCTTCTTTTACCCTTGAAATAGATTTAGAAGGTGCTAGGCTCATACATGATATACTCGGCCAGACATCCATAGAAAGACAGGATTATCATCCGTTCCACTAAGTTTGACAACCTGAGCTTTAACTTTGGTTAATGGTGGTAGCAATAAATTAAAAACTCTTGTATCAGCAACCTCATAAGTATTGTTATATTGATTGGCGACCACATCTACTCCATTAAGAGCTATTTCCACTCGGCTATCGTCATTTGATTTAGCACCACCAAAACCGACTTCAAACTTAGTGATCATATATAATTTAGGAGTATCGAACTCCAATAAGGTATCGGTTTCTCCAACCCCATTAATTATAGATCCAGAGTATGCGTAAGCGTGTTCACCTAGAATGGAAAGTCCCTTACTGGCACCTAGGAACGTTGCTATTTGCTTTTTAGCCATTCATTAGATCTATTCGAAATAGAGCGTAACTGAACCACCACTAGCGGTTGCAGAACCACCACTGGAGAATTGAACAGCTACTTGTAGATCAATGTTGTTTACTCCAGCTAAGGGAAATGCAACAGGGACTGACTGATAACCGTTGAACGCTCCAGCATCCGCGGTATCTCCAGCAGCACCCCATATGGTGAAGTTCTGCTCTGACATATTACTTCCTAGAAGTCTGCATACGACTTGGGCTCCTTTTGCGTTAAATACATCGAAAGCACAATCCACTCGACTTATTCTAGTCGAACCTTGGGGAACTTGGATATTACCCAAGCTACTGCTTCCCATATTATCGGTCAAGGAGAAGTATTCCTTGTCCGTAGGAGTCGCGTCAAAAGTTCGCGTAATAGTCGTTACCAAAGGGCATCACCTGTTTTTATGTTGTTTGTTTTCATTTTATATTCTGAAGTATAGCTTACTTCCTCCGAGTTTTAGTTGTGGAAACCTGCTCCTTACAGCCGCTCCCAATAGAGCCACACTGCCAGCCGTCACTAATGTCTTTCTCCCTGCGTCACTAGCGATCATATTGATTGCGTTCTGTGATAGGGTGTTGAATGCCAGACCTAATTGGCCGTCTGTAACATCCTTGATTACCCCTTCTCCGAAGGTGGTAATTGTACTGAAACCCTTTGTAGTTTGGGTTGTTGTTCCTGCATTAAGGTAAGCGGCTATTGCTAGACCGCTAGCCATTCCTGTAACGCTTGGGTGTGGGATTCCTTTCATATTTCTCCTATTATTATTATTCTTTTTGGGGTTGTTCCTTGGCTTGTATGCCCGACGGGCTGTTTTTCGAACGCCGCCTTTCCTTGTAGAGCTCCGCCTTCTGGACGCAATTCTTTTTGTCCTTTTAAAGGCAGCCCATCCCTTCTTGAAACCCATTGCTGCGTATTTCTTAGGGAGTCCAGGCTTGGGCACTTCAAAATATCGTTTAATCGATTATATAAGCGTTTTGTGTTACAGACCTTTAAGTAATTTAATTACTTTCATAATTACGATCGCTTCTCTTTCAAGTTCGTCAACTCCTTTAGGACCTATTTTACATTCGTTAGGCATAGCGGTTTCAGGATCGCACGCTTCATACCACGTCTTTGCACAGTATGCACAGCGTTCACCATCATTAAAATTATGATTAATCATAGCCACCCATTTTAAGGGCTTGAAGTGTCTTTTCAGTGTTGCATGCTTGGCAATCGTAGAAAGAGCCACAGACGCACTTAGAACGGCCGTTATTCCAGTCTGAGATAATGATTATAAAAAAGTTATTCCATGATAACGGGACGCGTCCTTTTGTAGCGTGCCATTGAATCTTATCCTTATATTCTTCTAACATCTTCATAACGTTACGATCAATGGCGATCCTTGCGCGCTTACTCATGGTCACACTCTTCGCAATAAACGGGAACCATTACCATTCCAGTTCGACCAGTGACGTCGCAATTATCACGACTATAGATCATATGATTATCACAGGTTCGGCACTTTCTCATTTTTAGATCTTGCATCATCCAATCACCACCTTATGATCTCTATAGCACATTTTACAATGATTATTACTGGTCAAACCTATGTGTCCACAATGCAAACATTCGACATCATCTAGGTTCTTTTCCACAGGTACAGATTGGGTAACACTATATGTACCTTTGTGTGCTAGGCTCTTCTGCTAGTAGTTATGTCCTTTTTACTAGGTACGAAGGATTATTATTCTTCTTCTTCTTCTTCTTCTTCTTCTTACAGATCAACAATTTTCGAGTGGAAGTAGGGGTGTTATCAAAAAAATGGCCGCCCAAAGAAACACCTAGAGCTCTGTTACACTTGAAACACCCCTAATATCGTGTGTTTTTTTGCTTTTCGTTTGCTTATTTCTGCAATCCCATGCTTAAACTCTGCTTTTCACTGCTTATGGGTTGCTTTTTGGCCGCGTCTGTGATGATTGGTAACAGTTTTGACCCCAACATTTGAATATACCAAGGTTGTCCATCTAATTGCTTGGTGACATTATGCAAAATAGAAAGTTGAGAGCCTTCTTCAGAACCTTTGAGTTCTTTCGCGGCGGCTCCCATTGCTCCCGCCCAAAATTTCTGAAAACTCTCTCTAGCTTGAGGAAGCATAAATTCCTCGAAATCAATCAGGATCTGTTCCCTAATTTTTTTAGTGATCACCTCAAGGGACATTAACAGGGTGTCGTCACTTTCAGAACTCTTCAACCAGCTCTCTATTTTTTGTTGAGTTTTCAATGGAACATAATAAGTATAAATTATAAAATATATTCCAAACGAGATTAAGGCAAAAAGATAAAATGCTAAATCGGTCATATTAGAGACTCTGCTAATTTGCGTTTAACAAAACCTTTTGACATCTTATATCCTTTAGCTAGTAGACAACTGTAAACCCATGCCACACCAACACCCGGGAGATAATACGCATAACCTAATTTATCTGTAGCTTCTTTTATACATTGTTTAATAATACCATCTGGCGGCTCAGGTTCTGTAACTGGAGGCCATCCATAATCTTTAGGATCAATGTCATATCCTTCGGCTCCTTGTTCTATTAATAATAATTTAAGTTGTTCTAATTTTTCAGTTACAAAAACAGGGATATCTTCTAGACTTTCCATAATCGCCACCATCGTGGCTATTGCTTCGTCACCCTTGTCATAGAGCGCCCCTAGAACAACGCCTTTCGGCAATCCTATATCGACACTTGGTACTACCTCTGCAATCGCGATCAATGAATTTAGTGTTTGAACCTTCTTATCGAATTTTGAAAGGATCACCCATGCAATCGCGATCAAAAGAGGACTTAAGGTCGGGATTAAGATCTCTAGCCATTTAGACCACTCTATTTCTTTTAGAATATCTTCTGGAGTTGGTTGTTTCTTTTTCATACTCGATACCCCGTTAGGACACATGACATCGCACCCTGATCATTACTTTCGATGGCTTGAATCTTAACCGTTGAATTTGGAGGGATCATGAATTCTA